GTTGTAATAGCGACGGTTCTTACAATTTAGGCGGTGACTTCCTGTTTGATTTCGATAAATACAATTTGAATGAGAAAAGTAAGGAAGTATTAAATAATATTGCCGCAACATTAAAATCTTCCGGTGCGAAAGATGTTAAAATTGAAGGCCATACCGATCCATTAGGTTCTGAAAAATACAATTTAGCGTTATCCCAACATCGTGCTGATATAGTAAGAGATTACTTAGTATCGCAAGGTGTTGAAGCTAACTTTGAAACTGTTGGCGTTGGTGAAGCAAACCAAGTGAAAGCTTGTAAAGGTCACGGTAAAGAATTAAAAGACTGCCTGCGTCCTAATCGTCGCGTAGTTATTACTTCTGGTGGAGTGAATCAATCTACTCAATCTACTGAAGCTGGTCCAATCGGCCCAACTCCGTTATATGAAAAATAATCAATAAAAGATTTAGAAAAAAGAAAGAGAGAGTGATATATGAGAAGAATTTTAATTTTAATATTTTTTACATTATTAATGGGAACATTATCCTATTTAGCAGGAAAAGAAAAAGGATTTAATCGAACTTTTCTATTGGTTCTGGTAATCCTAATTTACAGCATATATCTTTATATTCTGCTATAAGAGAAAATCAAGAAACAAAGGAGTGATTGAATGGAAAGACATTCATTTGAAATACAAAGAAAAGATGGAAAACCTATAAAAATTCTTATGGATGAAAAAGAATTAAATGGAGTTATAGAAGTAGAAATATCTAGTATTAATAGTGGAGAAAGAGCAAAAGACTCCATAACAATAACTTTTATTGATATAGAGTCTTTAAAAATAACTAATTTGTAGAAGAAAGCCATTTTAGTATTAGTGAGCCAGCAGAATTAATTACATCTGGGTATTTGTTAAGAATTTCAAAAAATTTAGCAAAAGTCCCTTTACTAACAGGTTGATTATCATCAATTACTATTTTGACTCTTTCTAGGAATTTTTCTAAAAGTTCTTGATCTTCTAAAGGCTTTTTAGCAATTAAATTTTCTAAATATTCTGTTGAAGAGTTATCAATAGTCGCGTATTGTTGACTTCCAATAATAGAATTACCATTAATTGAACCAATGTTAAAAACTTGATTAGAAAGATTAGATTGTTTCTTTCTTTCGTAATCAGTTTCATATTTTGCAATTACTCCTTCACTAAGTGGAGTAACATCAACAATATAGTATCTCTTGCCAGTTTTCATATGTATAAGAATATCACCTTCTATTACATCATCTAAGGATACAGTTTGAATTGATGAAGGATATTTATTTGAGCAGAAAAAAGCAGAAAAATCTCTTCTAATACCTTTTCCGTCTCTTTCTTGTTCAAATTTATCTCCCAAAGATTCAAATATATCAGTTGCTTGTTTTGGAAATTTTATATTCAAAGTAATCACCTCCTTTGAGATGATTATAACACAAAAGAAAGGAGGTGGGGAAGATAGGACTTTTTATAACTTTCATAATTATAACAAATTTAGGTTATATTTCAGAATGTGAGAAAAAAGCTAAAAGAAAATACATTATCAATTTTACTAGTTTGGGTATTCTTCTTCTTTATGCTCTTTATCTTTATAAGTAATGCTTATTTAATTAAAGAAAGTTAAAAAAATAACAAGGAGGAATTTATGTTAGTTTATGTATCACACCCAAATACTGGGGAAGAAGATAAAAAAATAGTTGAAAATTTCATAAAAGAAAACTTAAAAAAATATAAAGATGTTACATTCATATCACCAATACACACATTAGATTGGCAATATGGTGAAAATACTCAACCCTCAAAAAAAATGAATGATCATGTTGAACTATTATCAAAATGTGATGTCATTGTTATGAAAACATTAAAAGATGTTATGCACTATCCTGAATGCTTGTTAGAAGCAGGATATGCAAAAGGTAAAGCAATTTCTTTTGTACTATGGAATGAATTTGATAAGTACATGAAAAGATTTGATGATGATGATTTTGAAGATGATGAGGACTAGGTGATACAGATGTTAAAAGCAAGATTTATAGATAAAATCTTGGAAGTTATGGCAGATGAAGCTGAAAGAATTTATATAGATAAAAAAGAAGTTTCTGTTTATTTTAAAAATAGCAGAGATGTAGAAGGTAATGCAGAAATATTAAAACATATCTACACTCTACAACTTAATAAGGTTGTGGAAGATTATAGAGTTTCCATTGATTATGAATTAAAAACAATAGAAATACATAGAAAATCTAGCTTTGTATGTTTAAGAAATTTCAAAAGCTGTGATAATAAGATTTGGACTGCTATTCTGGAAGAAATAGAAGAAGATAGAAAGGAAATGGAGGGAGAAAATGCACTGTAAAGTATTTCAAAAATGGGTAAATGTTATAGTTTTTCCTGAAGATATAAAGTTAATAGATGCTATTGAAGTTATCCAAAAGTACATAGAAATGGAGGCTAGAAATGATAGATAAAAATGAATTATTAGAAATATTTAAAAGAAGATTAGAAGTCACTGAAGAAACAATAGAAGATGAAAAAAAACAAGGTAGATACCCTAGTTTTCTAATAGGAAGAGCAGATGGTATCAAAGATTGTATAAGAGTTTTGGAATGGGAGGTTTGGGATAAATATGAAAAATAAAAAATTTAAAAAAGTAACATTTTTTAACTATTTGAAATTTAAAATTAAATGGATATTTAAGATTTTGTGGTTATGCCTTAACTATCCGTTTGATAAATTATTAGAATGGATGTGATATTGATGACAGCAAAAGAAAGAATTGAAATTAAATTAAACCTAGCAAAAGAAAATTTAAAAGAAGCAAATGAAGAATATTACAAAATAGGAAAAGAAAATAGACCAGTTGCTGAAGGACATGCTTATGCAATGGTTAGATATTATCAAGGGGTAGTTGATACTTGCAAATTTACATTAGAACTTTTAGAAAAAGGTGATTAAATGGGAGATTATAAAATTAGTGTAGAAGAAGCAGTTGCTTTATCAAACAATGAATTAAACAAAGATGATGTTTATAGTTTTATAAGAGCTGATGAAGTGCCAGGTTGTATTTATGTAAAAATAAAAACATCTAATAGCACCAACCAAAGTTTATTAGATGTTTAGAAAAAAATATTCAAGTATTTAACTTTACTTGAATTATATATCAATTTTAAAAAAAATTCAAGGAGTGATAAAAAATGACAGTAGTGGAATTAAAAGAAGAGGCAAAAAGATTGGGTTTAGTTGGATATAGCAGATTAAAAAAAGCTAAATTAGAAGAACTTATAGCAACTGCTAAAGCAGAAGTTATGGAGATGTCTAAAGAAGAATTTAAGGAATCTTTAGATACAAATAACGAAGTTTATGAGTATGCAAACGAAGAAGATTGGCATACTTTAAGAGAAAAAAGAATAGGTGGA